GTTCCATACTTACCCTCCCCCCTGGGAGCAGGTTATGGGCAGTAGAGGGAGTCGGGTCATTTCATTAGGACGCACGGGTTTCCAATCCGTACGCCCCTAGTGAGAGGGCTATAAGCGAACACACCTATCCAAGGTGCTCAGCACGTTCAAAGATACCGTCGATCAGGCTTGCGAGTAACGCTCATACTTGCGTACAAACGCTACCATTCCCCCCCTCTCGGGAGGTAATGAACCGCAAATTGCTTACCTAACGATATTCTTGAGCGAATATCATCTACTTGTGCCGCGCATCTTGATAAGCTCTACGGAACTTCTTAATGAGCTTACTCCATCCACGCACTCTTCGAGGGAACTTATCAGGCTTTCGCCCAGTAAGCTCCTGGTCCGATCTTTCGAGCTGAACCTCCGAGGGCACGAGTGAAATCTGCTCCTCAAGATCCTCCATAGCTTGCAGAAGTTTGAGTAGGGAACTCTCATCCTTCCGCGTAATCGCCTGGTTGACTTCGGAGATCATTACATCTATTTCGTCCAGCTTTCTAAGCATGGGAGCCTTGTAAGGCACGATAACAGATTTCTGCCACCATTCGGCTATACCAAACCAGGCCATTCGATCCGAGAAGACACCTTTCATGTATCGTGAGATATCAAAGCTCACAAGAGCTTTGAAAAGGCGTCTCCGAAGATTTAACGACTTGAAATGGTTAATCCGATGGTGAACAGCATCCGCTATCGCATCCCACGCTCCCTCAGTAGACAACGCCTTCCCGTTTGCACGGGTTAGCGTATACCACTGGAGAAGCGTAGGAACGCCATGAATAGCGCCCGGACGAGCCAGAAGTAACACGATCGACTTAGCCTTCCGGCCCATACTAAAGATCAGCTTCTCAGCCAATCCCGTACAAGCCTTCAGACCAAGATTTATGTAGCGCCCTACCATATAATGGCTAGGAGTGCGACCTGTTCGGTCTTTAACCTGTCGAGCTATCTCAGCGACATCTCTAACACCGAGCCAGCCTACCGCTAATCCTAATAAAGGCACAGGAGTTACCTCCTCACCCTTATAGAAGAAGCGTTTAGCGAACTCAAGTGAAAGATTATCACTGACGATAGATTTCGCCAGATTAATCTCCACGCCGATCACACGGCAAAGCTCCACATACTGTTTGGCAACCAAGTGATCCCCGATCACAAGGTCATCGCCCAGAACCGCATATTTCTCGAACCAACCTCTGCATCCCGCTTTCCAAGCGGCGTACTGTACCATCATATGGTGAACTAGAGCCAACATAGCCCAAGAGCTATACGCACCCATAGGTTGGCCAACCTCATACTTCAAAGATTTCCCGATCGCGACTCCTTCCGGAGACCGCTTCCGACCTTCCTGTTTTACCAGTTCAGCCGGTGCCCGATAGTCTCTATCGCACAATATGGCTCGCCAATGTCGCGCAAACTCCGGGGTCATGAAGATCCCTAGTAATACCT